GGCGTCATTGGCCAGCACCCAGCCCGGGACGGTGGGGTCGGTGCTGGGCGGGATGGCGATGCCGTCGACCACGACCGAGGACACGGCCAGCACCGGGTAGTTGCCCAGGCTCAGCCGCGCCCCGCCCTGCCCGTCCAGGGTGTCGACGTAGGGCATGTCGGGGATGGTGCGGCTCAGCCAGGACTGGATCCACTGGGACACGCTCGTCACCAGCCGCTGCAGCTCGATCCCCGTCTCGGTGGAGACGCTGGCGAGGCGCAGCCAGGCCTGCAGGTTGGCGACGGTCGTGAGGTCCAGGGGATCGGCGGTCATGGGCTACGCCTTCATGGCCGCGGCGACGGCCTGGATCAGGTCGGGCCGCTTGATGTCGGGCGGCAGCTCGAGGCCGAGGACCTTGGCCTGGGCCAGCAGGTCGACGTTCTTCCACTGGCTGACCGGGACGGTGATCTCGGCGGGCTCGGCAAGGGCCGGGTCGCCCGGGACGATACCGAAGGCGGCCAGGTCGGCGCCGGCGGCTTCCGGCAGGTCGACCACCCCGTTGGCGTCGGCTGCGAACTGCTCGCCCTGCCAGCTGAGAGAGGTGATCGGGGAATCGGGGTGATGGAAGTGCATGGATTCTCCAGAGGGGAACCCGGGAGCCCCGAAGGACCCCCGGGTTATGAATTAATCAACCATTCGTAATATTGGTGATCACGCCCAGGCTGAACGGCGCGTAGTGCTGGAGCACGCCGTCGGCATAGACGCCGTACTCGTACTTCCGGCTGCGCAGGGGCCATTCCAGCTGGTAGTAGTCCCGGCGCAGCTTCTTGCGGATCACGTCCGCCACCCCGTTCATGGGGTAGGGCAGCTGGTCGGTGTAGAACAGGATGGTGCCCGGGGGCAGCAGGGGGTGGGTCTGGATCGGGATGTTGACGTTCATCACCTTGTTCAGGTACGACCCGATGACCACGCCGGCCTGGATCTTGCCGTCGGTGATGTCCTTGGCGTCCAGGGTGAACCGGAGCAGCGGGGCGCCGCCGTTGGCGATGATCTTCTTGGTGATGTTGATGCACTCCTGGCTGTTGACGAAGATCCGGGTGGGGCTCAGCCGGTAGCGGTTGTAGAAGGTGGCGAACGCCAGCTCGAAGTCGGCGATGCCGCCCGCGCCGTCCGCGGTGAGCGCCGTGCCGGTGCCGGCCACGCCGGTGGCCAGGGTCGCGTAGTAGGCGTTGGAACCGGACTTGGCCGCCTGGGTGAACAGGCCGTCGTAATCCAGGGTGCTGGTGGAACTGTCGACCGTGGTGAGGGTCGAGGCCAGCTGGCCGGAGCCGGGGTAGGTGGTGAGGACCACCGAGTTGATGCTGGTGATCGCGGCCAGGCGCTCGGTCCCGGCCGTGGCGCCGACGAACCAGGCGTAGCCCCAGGCGCCCTTGACGGCGGCCACGGTGGCGGCGATGGAGCCGGTCGCGCCGGTGACGCTGACGGTGGCGTTGGCCGACTTCTGGGCGGAACCGCCGCCGAAGGTGTCGAAGCTGGCGTCGGTGTTGGTCTTGGTGATCTGGCCGGGGACGATGGCCGAGGTCGGGTCGAAGATCTGCCCGGTGACGCCGTCGTTGTGGCCGGCCACGTCCAGGTAGGCCTGGGGGCCGAGCGCGACGCAGATGACCGAGGCGGCGCCCTGGGTGGCCATGCTGCCGGCGGTGCCAGCCACGAGGCTGGGGGTGGGGGTGGTGCCCAGGGCCAGGGAAGTGTTCCCGCCGAGGTCCAGGCGCTCTTCCTGGATCATGAGGGACTGCAGGAGCTGCTGGACGGCCAGCGCCTTGAGGTCCATGAACCCACCCGCGGCCAGGTCGGCCTCGAAGGTGACGCTGTTTTCCAGGCCCCACATGCGGTAGGCGGCCAGGTACTCGGCGGTGGTCTGGGTGATGATGCCGCCGCGGTTGCCCTCGGAGACGCCGGCGCGCTGGTTGGCGGTGTTGATGCCGGTGATGGCCTTCCAGTTCGCCTGGGAGCCGAATCCGGTGACGCGCCGCGGGATGATGTTGCGCAGGGGGGTCAGGACGGGCACCAGCATCTTCGCCGGGGCTTCGAGGTCGTAGAGCTGCAGGCCCTGGGTGGCGGTGCTGTTCTGGACGTAGGCCTTGGCCAGGTCGTCCATGATGGGGGCCGCCTGGGCGGCTTTCAGGAGATTGAGAATTTCAGCGGTGCTCATTTGTGGTTCCTCCGAGGGGCCGGGGTGACCGGCAAAGGGGGTGCGCCAGGCCGGTCTGTTCCGGCAAGGGCGACAGAACTAGCGGCGGGCCTGGTGGGCGGCCTTGATGAGGAGGCGGGCCTGCTCCTCGGGGGGAAGTTTGTCGATGGCCTCGGCCTGCTTCAGGAGGTCGGCGTCGGCTGCATCGTCGGACTTGGAGACGGTGACGTTCGCGTTGATGACCCCCTTGGGCGGCGCGGGCAGGGCCTCCAACTCCTGGATGCGCTTGGTCAGGGTGTCGATGGTGGAATGGGCTTTGGTGAGGTCGTCGGCGGCTTTGGCGAGGTCGGTTTCGAGGGTGGCCATCTTCTGCAGGTCGCCGGCCGCGGCGCCCTTCTCGGAGCCGGTGACCTCGGCGTCGGGGTTCTCCGCCCAGACCTCGGCCAGGGCGTTGACGGCGTCCACGGCGACCTTGTGCAGGGTCTCCAGCTTCGTCTTGTCCACCGCGGTGAACTTGGCCTTGAGCAGGTCCTCGAAGCCTTCGCCCTTGGCCAGTTTGGCGGCCATGGCCATGATCTCGGGGTCGGGCTGATCGGCCGGCGCCGGGATGTAGGTGAGCAGCTCGGACGTCTCCTCGGCGCTCATGGCCTTGAAGGCCTCGATCAGGGACGTCAGGCAGGCGACCAGCTCGGCCGGCACGGGGGAGCTGTCGCCCTCCCGCTCGGCCTCGTCGGCGGTGCGGGTGCAAATCCATCCCAGCCACTGGATCAGCTGCGCCAGGTCGCCCAGGGTGCCCATGCCCTTGCGGAGTTCGCCCATGGTCGGGGATTCATCCTCGCCCTCGACCTTGGCCAGCTTGAACACGGCGTCGGGATTGGCGGGGCGGTCGACCACCGAGATCTCGGTGAGCCGGATGCCCGTGATGATCGACTTGTTGACGGGGTCGCGGCCGGTGATCTTGCCGCCGACGCTGAAGCCCTTCAGTACCTCCTCCTCGATCTTGAGGACGGTGGTCGGGTCCACGATCTTGGCCTCCAGGTGGGTCACGCCCGCGGCGTCCACCTCGCACTTGATGGCCGACCCGGCCGCGATGGCCTGGTGCATCTCGCGGATCGCGCCGAACTTCATGTAGTCCGGTAGCGCGGCCTTCATGGCCTCGGCGGTGATGGTCTCGCCGTCAGCATCCACGGCCTCGCTGGAAGCCACGCCGGAGACCAGCATGGTGCCATCGTCCTGCTTCTCAACCTTCTCGAAGGCGACGAAAAATGCGGCTTTCCGTTTCATACGGCGGCCCCCGTGATCTTGTTGCGCCAGGCCTTGCCGTCCCAGATGATCAGCAGGGACAGCGACGTATCCATGTAGACGGTGTTGGCGGCCGGTCTCACGGGGCGCTGGGCGGTGGTCCCGGAGCCGCCCACGGAGGCGTTGACCCAGCCGTTCGCGGCCATGACGACCGCGTCGAAGTCAGGCACGTCGATGAACGCGCCAGCCGCGGCGGTATAGGTGCGGCCGTTGACGGTGATCATGTCGGTGCCGGTGGTATTGGGGGGCAACATGCGGGTCATACCCATCACTCCTCTCCTTCTTGGTTGAGGACCGGCAGCAGGTCGCAGCGGCAGTCCGGGTGGGCGGGGCAGACGGTGTCCCCGGATGGCCACGCCTCGGTGGCGTCGCCGGTTTCGGGGTCCATGGGGACCTCCACGTCGTCGTTCAGTTCACAGTCGGCACAGACCTTGTCGTCGCCCTCATTCGCCGTGATCCAGCGCAGGCCGGATACCACGCCCGAGGCCGCATAGCCCAGCAGGTTGCCCTTCACGTCGGCGAAGGCACGCTCGGTCCTGGCGATCAGTTCGGCCCGGGCCTCAGAGAATCCGTAGTCGGCGCCGATCACGCCCGCGATGTCGTCGGTGGACATGCCGAGATCGATGGCGGCGGCGATGTCGCCCCGGAGGGACTTGCGGGTGGTGTCGGCCAGCTTCGTCACCAGGTCGGCGGCGTGCTGCTCAGCCCAGGCGACGGCCTTCTCGTTGACCTGGTCCAGCAGGTCGGCCGTGGTCGGGTAGCCGATCTGCGCCAGGCCCTGGGCGACGCCGTCCTGGGCGATGGCCGCCAGCACGGTCTCCAGGTCGGGACCGAGTTCGGACCAGTCGATGTTGGAGGCCTCCAGGAGCTCCCGGGCCTCGGCGTCCGACATCTTGGCCATCTTGTCGGCGGTGGCCGGCATGGCGGCGTGCAGGGCCGCGGCGATCACCGGGACCTGCGCCTTGAAGAACGCCAAGACGGTCTTCTTGATCTTGCCCTCGAGCTTGGCCACGGCCTTGCGGTCGCGGTTGATGGGCTGGGGCTTCTTGGCGGCCTTGGCCAGCTTGGCGGCGGGCGGCGCAGGCTTGGCGGGCTCGATCACCTTGGGGGGTTCCTCACCGGGCGGGACGGGGGCGACAAGGGGTGGCACCGGCTCGGGAGGGGGATCCGGCAGAGCCTCAAGCCCGCGGTCCTCCCGACACTCGTTGACCGTGCGCACGCCGCTGAGGACGTCGATCTGGTCCCGCTGGCTCTGCACCAGGGGTTCCAGGCTCTGTTCGTCGCTCCAGACGAACTCGAGGTCCTGGGCGCCGAAGCAGTCCTTCAGAACCCGGTCCATCAGGGCCTTGATCCACATCATGACGGGCGCCAGACCCTCGGCCAGGGCCGCCTTCTGGACGTTCTCGGCGGTGGCCCGGTTGGTTTGCTTGATCAGGGCCGTGGGG